GAGGTGGCGGCGGCTCAGGGTCTGGAGGCTCTGGTGGGTCAGGCGGTGGGGGTGGAGGTGGAGGCGGCGGGAGTCCGAAGAAGCACAAGGGACCACCTGTCCATCACAAGCACCTGCCGAAGAAGGAACTCGAGAAGCGCCGAAGGCTACATGAGAAGCGAGTCAAGACCAAGGCGTACAAAAAGCACCATGAGGCAGCCATCAAGCATGAGCGTAAGGTCCGAAAGGCTATCGCGCCAGCCATTGGTGCTGAGTACATACTTGGGTACAACAACATCGAGGACACCTGTATCGCAACGGCATTCGCCAACAGTCTCCTCGTACAGACCGGCTACCAGGTTTCTGACGACGCCGTCCTGGATGTCTTCAAATGGACGATGGAACTATCTATTCGGGGCACAGTCGAAGCTCTTGCAGAGATGACGTACGATGGCTGGTTCCCGGCCTACGTCTTCCCCTCAGCAACCATCGAAGCTCCCGGACTCGTCATCGGAGTTGACGGTGGTCGGCGCTTCAACGGACAGCCGCACACGATTGCTACGACGTACAAGTACAACTGGATTACCTGGGGCGGAGAGATACCCCCAGAACCCGATGCTCTTGAGCAGGCCTACTACGTAGGCTGGACGCGTCGGTGACGGCGATTCTGGCAGGTAGAATCCTGTCCGCCGAGGAAATGATCGAACTCCATCTGATGCATGAAGTCCATACGTCTGAGCGCAAATCGTTCCGCGCTTGTAGGCGTCGCTGGGACTGGATCTTTCGCCAGCAATTCTATCCCATCGTGACAGCTAAGCCCCTAGAGTTCGGTATTGCCTATCACAAGGCCATGGAAGTTCTGCATAACCCCCAGACTTGGAAGTACACACCCGTCGTATTGGGTGCGCTGGCCGAAAAAGCTTTCGTCGATACCTGTAACGCCCAGAAGAAACAGTACCTGGAGTTCAAGGGTATATACGGTGGTGGCCTAGAGTACGACGAAGAAGAGGACTTCAGAGAGCGTGTCGAGCTCGGCCGCGGGATGATCTGGTACTATGTCAACAACCAGTTCGCCGAGATGCAAGCAAAGTACGTTCCGGTCCTTACCGAAGTTAGCTTCGACGTTCCGATCAGGGATGAAGACGGCTCGATTATGTTCTGCAGGTGCAAGCAATGCAGAACAGCCTTCGCCAAAGCTGGCGGAACCAAAAAGCTCGGACCCTGGCGAGGCAACCCAGTTGTCGTCTCAGGCCGTATTGACCTGATTGTACACGACATGTTCGGTGGCTACTGGCTCTGGGACTGGAAGACCGCAGCACAACTTTCGACTAGCGAAGTCTTCCTGGAGCTTGACGATCAAGTTGCCACCTACTGCATGGCGATTCGTAACGGGTTGAAGTTGAACATCCGCGGGTTCCTGTATCACGAACAGCGGAAAGCCTTCCCCGAACCTCCCAAAGAAAACAAGACTCGCCGTCTCGGTCGAATCTTTTCCGTCAACAAGAACCAAGCTACCGACTACGACACCTACTTGGCTCACGTCAAGGAGTTCGATACCCAAGCATGGCAGGAGGGTGCCTACGACGAGTTTCTGGCGGAACTCAAAGCTGCCGGAATCGAGTACTACCGACGGTTCACGGTAATCAAGTCGGACTACGAACTAGATCAGGTCGAGTACAACCTGCGACTCGAAGTACTCGACATGCTCGAACCAAATCTTCGCATCTATCCGTCGCCTGGAAAGTTTGGCTGTAACAGTTGTGCGTTCCAGACGCCCTGCATTTCGCAGAATGCAGGACAGGACTACATGTACACGCTCAGTACCATGTTCGAAGTGCGTGAGCCGTACTATGCTAGGCAAAAGAGAGAAGCTGCGAGCACCGAGAGTAGAGGCAGGTTGTGATAAGTATGCAACTGATTGTCACCATCAACGCGGACGACGCTGAAGACGGCAGTCAGCTCCAGAAGATCGTCGGTGGCTGGATTACCAGTACATCCGGGCTGGTACTGCTGGACGACGAGTACGAGGTCAACGTCTCCAAGGTGGAGGATGCTCAGGGTCACGTCGACCAGATTCGCATGGGCGAGAAGCAGCGTATCCGGCGCCTACTCCTCAGTCGGCATCAGCAAGCAGCTGCAGACCTCATCAGAGACGAACAACTGTAAAGGAGGTAGTTATCAGCAACACTTTCGCAGGGATCCCAATCGCTCCTGTTCGAATGACTCGAGCGAACATCAACCTGCTAATCTACGGCAAGCCAGGTGTAGGTAAGACGTACCTGGCTTCGCTCGCAGATCAGGTTCCCGAGATGCGTCCGGTGATCTACCTGAACATCGAAGGCGGGGACATGACGCTACGTCACTCCGCCCCAGAGATTCAGAAGATCCCGGAAGAGGGCAGTCTCACCTGGGGCCAACTGGAGATGGTCTACGACCAGCTGGCTCGGCAGTGCTACAACGGAGCACAGCCAGGCGAGTTCGTACCGCGCACTGTCATCTTGGACACACTGACCGAGATGCAGAAGATGAACATGTCCCAGATCATGGCCGAGCTTCTGATGGCCGAACCCGAGAAGGGCTGGGACCCCGACATTCCCGATGTGAGAAGGTGGGGCAAGAACATCGAACAGATCCGTAAGTGGGTTCGCAGGTATCGCAATCTCCCGCTTAACGTGATCATGACCTGCCACGAGCAGGAAGACAAGGACCAGATGACTGGGGCCATCCTTCACAAGCCTCAACTGTCTGGCAAGCTCTCAAACGAGGTCGCAGGCTTCTTCGACGTCGTCGCGTACCTGTACGTGAAGGCCGAAGGTGACCCACCCAAGCCCACCCGCAAGCTCCTGACCGGAGCGATCGAGGGCTACATCGCGAAGGACCGTTCAGGCAACCTTCCCGACGTCATGATCAACCCGACGATGGCAGAGATTTACAGTCACATCACAAGAGGCATTTCGCCGAAAGCAATCGAAACCGCATCTTAGAAAGCGAGACGTCAATGAGTGACGCAGCAGAAGACCTGAAGGCCCCGCAGGCGGCAACTGGCGGTGGCATCAGGGTCAACATGTCCGCGGAAGAGGCCAAGTCCGAAGCCAGGACCGATCTCCCTGCGGGACAGTTCCATCTCAAGATCACCGACATGGAACTGAAGTTCACTTCGCAGGCGGCCAAGAATGCCGGGAAGCCGTTCTTCAACTTCGAGTTCACCATCCAGGACGGCAAGTACGCAGGCCGCAAGGACTGGACGAACGCGATGTGCTTCTCGCCGGCACTCTACACCATCAGCCAGATCCTCAAGGCCCTCGGAATGGAGATCAACCCGACCGGCGGCGAGATCAACATCCCGGACGCCCGCGAGTTCTACATCGGCAAGGACCTCTGGGGCATCCGCAGGCTCAATAAGAAGAACAAGAACGCGGACAACGAGATCGAGCCGAGGATCGAACTGATGGGCTTCCTTAAGTACGAAGGAGGTTCCTCTGAAGCAGCAGCAGCTCCGGGCACCGCAGCGAAGGTAGCCGCAGGCTCTTCGGTTCTGCCGTAGAACCTGGAGTTCTTTAGGCCTAGGCGGCATGGAAAGTTATCGTCTAGGTCTATGGAATACCAGTTCAGAAAGGAACAAGGTAATTGCGTGACTAACGGCGACAAGGGTACACGCTACCCTATTAAGGACAGCGACGTCTTTCAGGGCTATGACAAGGTTATATGCCCTATAGCCCGCTGCCCGTTCACGCGTGAGTTCATGGCAACAACCATTTCTCTAAAAGATGCGGAGGGTACCCTTAAGCGGCGACAGGAGTTCTTGCGGCGAGGCCACCTAGCTGGCCAGCATCGCAGACGTCGGTAACGGCCAGGAGGTTTAAATGCTGGCCGCATTCTTCTTCAGAGCTATCTTCGGCAACGCCGAGGGATTCGTTTGCGTTGCGATCAAGCGCACTGGCAGCAAGGGACTCCAGGAGGTCTTCTATCAGTACCCACAACAGCTAAAGGAACTGCACGAGTACGTCGAACGCAGCAAGTATTCCGGCAACGTTTACTTCTGCCCACAACTACTTTCCGAACCCCGACGCATTAAGACGAACGTTGTTAAGGCGCCTTGTGCATGGGCTGACCTCGATACCTGTCATCCTCGTGTACTTCTGGTGCCGCCTACAATATCACTGGAGACTAGTCCTAACCGCTACCAGGCCTTCTGGGCGTTTGAGAGTCCCCAGGACCCTACAATCGGTGAAGGTATCTCCAGACGCATTGCTTACTTCCATTCCGACGAAGGTGCAGACAGAAGTGGCTGGGACCTAACACAACTCCTACGTGTTCCAGGAACACGGAACTTCAAGTACGGCGATGGACCAACAGCTCCTGAAGTTAAGGTTCTTGAACAGAACGACGTCAAGTACCGGCCGAACGACTTTGCACGATATCCACAGGTCGAAGGCTATGAGCATCTTGAAGTACCGTTCCCGGATGAACTAATTGTCCAAGAAGGCCGCGCAATACTAGATGCCCACCGGTTCCAACTAAGCGGCCACGCCTACACTCTGTTCGAGTCACAACCGGAGGAAGGCAAGAGAAGCGACGCTCTCTTTCGTCTGGAGATGTTGTGCGCTGAAGCTGGCATGACTGATCAGGAGACCTTCCAGGTCGCCCGAGACGCTGCATGTAACAAGTGGCCGGACGAGCCAGACTTGCTCTGGAAGGACGTATGCCGAGCATTCTCGAACCACCAGAAGAACGAACAACTAGGACGACTGCCCCATCAGGCCGAACCAGACCTAATTTCAGAAGCAGAAGTAGCGGCAGTAGAAGCCAACCCATGTTTCGTCGAAAGGTATGTGAAGTGGGCTAAGTCTCTAGGAGATGCGGCACCGCAGTATCATCAGGCAAGTGCATTCGTAGTGTTGTCAGCCTTGCTCGCAGGCTCGATAGTTTTGCCGACCTCATTCGGAGACCTGATCCCAAACATCTGGGTGATGGTTCTAGCTGACACTACCTTGAGCCGTAAGACGACCGCTATGAACCTCGCCATGGACTTGCTTGACGAGATTGATCCGAGCCTCATGATGGCAACAGATGGGAGCATCGAAGGACTCACGACCGGATTGGCAACAAGGCCAGGGAAGGTATCGATCTTCTTCCGTGACGAGTTCACTGGCCTGATGGAGCAGATGACCAAGAAGGACTATATGGCAGGCATGCCAGAGTTCTTCACCCAGCTCTACGACAGCAGAACAGTTGTGCGTCGGCTTCGTAAGGAAGAGATACGTGTACAGAAGCCTCGCCTGATTATCTTCGCCGGTGGAATTAAGTCCCGTATGCAGCAGCTTGTCACTTACGAACATGTCTCCTCGGGCTTCATGCCCCGATTCATCTTCGTCACGGCTATCACTGATGTGAACAAGGTCAAGCCGCTCGGTCGCCCGACAGAAAAGAACTGGGGCGTACGAGACGTCATCAAAGAAGAAATGAACGACATGTACAACAACTACAGACAACAGACTCCGATTATGACCGGCGGCAAGGTCATTGGAGTTGAAGACAGAGTTTTTAAGGCAGACCTAACAGACGACGCTTGGGCTAGGTTCAACAAGCTAGACCAGACACTTATGGCGCTCGGCATGGCAAGTGGTGACTACAAGGAGATCATCACCCCCCTGTACGCACGTCTTGGGTTCAGCATCCTAAAGGCAGCAGTACTGATCGCAGCTTCCAGAAAGCGAGACGCGTCCAGTGTTCTGGTAGAGGAAGAGGACGTAGTCAGAGCCATCTACTACGGCACCTCCTGGAAGAAGGACGCAACAGAGATTGTGTCCAATGTCGGGAAGAGTACGCAGGAACACAAGATCGAGATGGTCAAGCGTGCCATCTCCGGAGCACAGGATGGGAGGATGCCAAGGTCCAAGCTGA